AACAACTAAGTCAACCGGCGCATTATCATGGTCCATTCCGCTGGAAATTGGCGAAGAAACTACAATCGTTTACGACAATGTTTAAGACAAAGGTCATAGGCACGCAAACGGTATTATCAGCTATTAAAAGTTCAAAGGATAAGGCCGAAAAGATTATAGCGGATGAATTAAACGCCTTTGGTTTAAAGACGGTGAATGATGCCAAAAGAAATGCGCCGGTTGATGAAGGTGTGCTGCGTAATTCGATAGGATACACCAAAGACCGTACATCCGTTACAATAACCGTAAACGTTGATTATGCGGCCTATTTAGAGTTTGGCACACGGTCATTTGCTCAGGCATACGTTAGTTCTTTACCTACTGAATGGCAAACATTTGCAAGCCAATTTAAAGGCGGCGGCGGTGGATCATTTCACGACTTTGTAATGCGGCTGCAACGCTGGTGTAAGTTGAAATTAGGTGATGAAAAACTGGCTTATGTCGTTGCCTTGTCAATACTACGCAAAGGCATCCGACCACACCCTTACCTGATCCCGGCTGTTGAAAAGAATCGTATCGAATTAATTAAACAATTAAAGGCTCAACTACAATGAATGAAATAAATCGGCCTTTACGAAAAGCATACTACGCAGCATTATCCGCTATTACTTACGGCGGCGATCCTGTGCCCGTTTATTACTCAGAACTACCCGCAGCCACGCATCCTGATAATTACATCATTTTCCGCCCGGTATCAAATACAGACGAATCAACGAAGCAAAGCGCTGACACATCCTCATCCATGCAGGTAACGGTCTTTACAAAGAAGGATTTGAATAATGCCGGTAACGCCTGCGATGACATTTGCGGATCTGTTTTAAATGCAATCATGCCAACGCCGGGGTATAATATTACGGTCGATGATTTTCAGGTAATACACACCCGGTTAACGTCCGATTTGACGCAAGAGGTTTCAATGTCGGCACAATTAAAATACATCGACAGAATTATGGTGTTTACGCACCTTATTTACCATAAATAAATTTGCAACAATGTTGCAAAAATCATAACTTTGAATCACTTTAAAAATCCAATAATATGGCACAACGCAAAATGCTTGGCGCTGATCAGGTAATAATGATTGATCCAGCAGGCGGAACAGATTACAAGCTCGTTATCTGTCTTACCGAGGGTAGTTTCTCAATCACCAACAACGAAATTGAATCCACCACAAAATGCGGAGTTGATACTCAGCCAGGCAATCAAAAATTGTCATTGGGTTTCAATGGTGAGCTTATGTTAAGCCCCGATACGCCAAAACTTGGCGCTGTTTCCCTTTTCCAGCTTGCGCACAATAAAACGCAGTTCGGATGGAGAAAAGGCCCGGCAATCCCGGTAACTGGTGACCATGTTATTGTTGGTAAAGGGTTCTTTTCAAAATACGATACAACTGATGGATCAGAAGGCGCTGCAACATTCTCAGCGACTGTCGGTGTAATTGGCGATGTAACCGATGAGGAAATTGAAGTACCGGCTGCTCCAACTGCGGGCGTTGTTGATAATACAGCCAACACGTTTGCATTCACAGAAAACCCGCTGTTTACGCTTTCTCAGCATCAAATGTCTACCGATGGCGGTGATAGTTGGGCAACTGCAACAAACCCGGTAACAGGACTTACTGGAGCTATTGCCATTGGTGAGGTACAGGTAAGGGTTGCCCCAATAGGCATCAATCCTGCATCTGCTGTTCTTAGTAACGCAACTGCATTTTCATAATTTATGAGCTACATACTTGTTAAAGATTTAGGCGGCAAAGACCGTGGGTTAAAGTTTAATATGGGCGCCGTTGATGTTTACTGGCAAAACTTAAATTTTGCCGCCTTCGCCGCTGCATCCATTTACGTTTCATTCTACGCCGGATTAGTGGGTAATGACATGGTGAAAGGCATAGAGTCGGATTATACCCTTGAGGAAGTTTCCGAATGGGTTGATAAGATGTATGAAGCGGGCCGCCAGGATGAAATAAAGCAAGTGTGCGATCTGTTTGCCAATACAAGGGCATACGCTGACAGGCTGGAAAAGATAAAAGAAAAGTTATCGGAAATGGCCAATGAAGGAAAGGAAGTGGATGAAGGCGAGGAAAAAAAAAGCTAAACGCATGCGAATCACTATTTGAGGCGCACAAGTTTGCTTTTGGCCGGTTAGGGTGGACGCCGGAACAGTATTATAAATGCCTGCCTTACGAGTTCTTTGCTGCTGTTGAGGGTTATTTAGACAGGCTGTCGGATTACGAGCGCATGCACAGGAATGTTGCAATAGTCGTTTACGGTGGGCTTGGTGGCAAAGATCACATTGAAAAGACATGGAAGATAAGAGGCGACAGAGCAGGCAAAAAGGCTAAGATTGTGCCCGATAAGAATTTGAAGATTGACATACTAAAGGCTCACGGCCTTGATCCAAAAAACTACACAATATCCTAAATGAGCCAGATTGCAAACATGGAGGTTAAGGTTTCTGCGGATATCTCTGATTTGCAGAAAGGATATGACAAAGCGTCCTCTGATACTAAGCAATTTGTAAGCAAAACCACACAATCACTTTCAGGGTTAAAGACCGGCAGTAATGAAGCGGGCCAGGCATTAACCAACTTAGGCAGGGTGGCACAGGATGCGCCATTTGGTTTTGTAGGTATTGCCAATAACTTAAACCCATTACTTGAATCATTTCAGCGATTAAAGACTACATCAGGATCAACCGGCGGTGCATTAAAGGCCCTTGCCGGTAGTTTAATTGGTGGTGGCGGATTAGGTATTGCGTTATCATTGATAACCGCTGCAGTCAGCTTTGCAAGTGTTGGGTTTGGATCGTGGACACGGGGGCTGAAAGGTAGTCAGGCCGCACTTGATGAAAATGCGAAGTCAGCAAAAGAGGCCGCGGATGCTTATCAAAGTATTATCAAATCCATATCTGAGGAAAGCGGCAAAGTACAGGTTCTTATTGAGCAATTAAAGAACGAGAATATAACCCGTAAGCAGCGGGCCGAAGCCATTAAGCAGCTGCAGCAAATTTCCCCGGCATACTTTTCTACCCTTGACAGGGAAAAGTCAACCATTGATGATATAACGAAGGCTTACGATGCCTACAATGCCGCTATCATCCGTACGATCACTGCAAAGGTTCGTGAAAAGGAATTAACGGACATCACGGAAAAGATAATCAAGCTACAGGATAAAGGCGCAAGGGCAGCCCGTGAGCAGGTTGTTATAAATGGCAAATTGGTTACAGTTGACAATGCCAGGCTGGCCACACAGGATGATCTCAGCGCTGGCGCCAATGCTTACCAACAATTCATGAAGGGCACGCTATTCCTTACGCAAAAGGAGCAGGATGAACTTGCAACGCTACTTATTACTCAAAAACAATTAGTTGATTTCATCGCTAAGAATAAAGGACTGCAAAGCCTGAATGTTGTTGATAGTGGCGGCGTTAAAAAAGCGGTAAAGGCGCAAATTGATGAGCTGGATAAAGTGGTTAAAAAAGTACAGGCGCTGCCGGATGAAATAAAGAACGGCCCGCAGGGTATTATACCGTTAAATATAGAAATACGACTTCCGACAGGTAAATTAATATCACAGGCAGAGGCCGATTATTTACGTGGTCTTGAAGATTTGAAAGTAAAGACGGCAGCGCTTAATGAGCAGTTTGCAGCAGGATTATTTGAATCATTTGGAGATGGGATTGGGGAGTCTTTAGCAAATGGCACTAATATATTTAAAAATGTATTCTCATCGATATTTAAACAGTTTGGCTCATACATACGCCAGCTTGGAGTAAACGCCATACTATTTAGCAAGGCGTTTGCAGCGCTCAAATTAGCGCTTAAATCAGGATCAGTAATTACCGGAATTGGTGCTGGTATCGGTCTTATTGCTTTAGGTACGCTTATTTCATCGGTTGGCAGCAAAGTGCCCGGCTTTGCTAACGGCGTTCAAAACTTCCGTGGCGGCCTTGCGGTCGTTGGTGAACGAGGCCCCGAGTTGGTTAATCTACCCGCTGGCGCATCAGTTACACCTAACCACATGCTCGGTACAGTTTCAGCCGGTAGCGATAGAGTACAAGTTACCGGACGCATCGTTGCCAGCGGCAAAGATCTGGTTGTATTAATCGATAATTCACGTCAATCTTTAAACAGGCAAAGTTGAGTTACGGATCAATATACGAATCAATATTTGAAAGCCAATCAGGGGAGGTTTATATCATCGACATACAGAAATTAAACTACTCAGGATCGGTTACGGATATCGTATGCGCCGGAGCTAAACCTGTACTTCATAAATACCAAACCGATGATCCCAAAGCGCCCGTTGCAGGAT